TTGGTGCACCTTTAGCACCTTTTTTTCGCATTTTACCGCCACGTTTTCTTTTAGCATGAATGTTTGCATATAAACCTGGACCAGCCATTATATAACCTTCTTCTTTGTTTTTTTCTTACCGTTAATTATACCTCTGCCTTTTAAAACATCAGCAAATGTAACTTTACCATCTCCTGTTAAATCAGGAAACTTCTTTTTCTTTTTTGGATTTGGTGATCCTTTTTTAGCCATCATTCTTTTTTTTGGTTTTTCTTTTACTTTTTCTTTCTTTGTTTTTTTAGGAGCAAAAGCTTCCGTTATTTTTGCAATATTTGATTTTCTATTAAATGGGTTCATTTTTTTAAATCCTTTCCTTTATTAAAACCTGACTTAGTGACTTTTTGATTATTTGTTTGTTGTAACGTCTGTCTTAATTTTCTTCTAAATGGTTCTATTTCTTGTTCCATTTTTTGAAAGTCACCTTTCATTTTATTTTTTGCTTTTAAAAGTTTTATTTTAAGGTCTTTTTCAGCTTTTTCTAATTTAGTTTTAGCGGGTTTAAATTGAAAAGGATTTACAATCTCAGTACCAGTTGTTTTTTTTTTAAATCCTAAAATTTTTTTAAGCATTATTTTTTTCCTCCGCCGTTTCTAAATATTTGTGTACCCTTTATACCATAAATGCTCGCCACGACAAGGATCCAGAGATTTGTAAACCATGACGGCAGCTGCGAGAACATCTCGAAGAACAATTTTACCTTGTCCATAGCAGTTGGATCGTCCGATACGACTGCCCAAGCCAGCACCAAAACGGGCAAACTTAAAATTATCAAAACCGCCTCGTCTTTCCAGTCCGATTGACGAGATTCTAACAATTTACCCTGGTAAGCTTCCTCACCTTGGGCCATCTTTTGTGCATGCATTAGTTGTGCATCCGACATTGCCATTTTCGTTCTCTGCTTGTTAGCGTAAATTTTACTTCCAGCAGAAACGGCTAATTTTATCGCCGATAACCACATAATTAGTACGCTTTAGAGTT